TGCCTAATTTTGTTAGCCCTGGTGTATACACCATTGAAAAAGACATTTCTGATTACGCACCTTCGATTAACACTTCAATCGTTGGTATCGTTGGTTTCGCCTCTAAAGGCCCAACCAACAAAGCTACTCTGATTACTGATCAGAACAAGCTCATCAGAACTTTTGGAAGTCCAAGTGAGGACATTGATGGTCAAGGTCTTGAAGGTGCTCTTGAGATTCTAGAGACTACAAACTCCGTCTACTTTGTCAGGGCTGCAAATGATTCAACTGCTGTTGATGCTTCAGCTTCTATGTCGGTAGGTGCTTGCCCTGCATTTATCGTGTCAGGACCAGCAACTACTGCCGATGGTAGAAACTGTTTTGGCGGTAATGGCGGTTCTGCAAGCTCACTAACGCTTAGAATTCAAGTTTACGATAACAATGGAACTGCTAAATTCCTAGATAACGGTGGAGTTGGTAAAGATTTTGTTATCAATACTGGACTTGCCAGCACCCAAGGGGCTGCTCTGAGAAGTGTACTAGGTGGTGCGCTCGATGCTGAACATTTAGGCGTATTTGATGATGGAGACGCTACCACGGGAGGTCTTGGTCTTTCTGGTGCTGTCGTAGGTTCTTATGCAGGATCAGGATCTTACCTGTCTGTATCAGCCTGTAGCGGTACGAGCTTCAACGAAGCATTAGGTGTTTCTGCTCTTAGAATGGTCAACTCTGCAAGTGGTGGAGCTACTAATTTCGGTGTTTCAGGTTCTTACGCTTCAGCACTAAAAGTTTATGGATCTACCTTTGAGGCTACGGGTGCTAATGCTGCTGCTTATGTAGTAGAAAGCTTATACCCTGGTGCTGGTTACAATGGTGGAGTAAAAACTAATGGTGACACTAGCGGTAACTCAATCACAATCAATGGCCTAGGCTCACAAAACTTTAGTGTTGTTGTAAATGAAGATGGAGTAGCCTACGAAACTTTCAAAACTAGTTTTGTTGGATCAGGAGCTTTCATTGAAGATGTAATTAATACAGGTGAGACTGATGCTGTTTCTGATATCATCAAAGGTAATCTATACAAAGCAGGTGCTGATGCTACTGCGGCAAGTCTTACAGACTTTACTGGTCACGCTGGAACCCTCTTTGGAGCAGAAATATTTAGCGTAACAACTCAAGCTCTTCTTCCTGAGCCTGGAGAGGGTGATGGTGTTGGAGACGCTACCACATACACTTCAACTAGTGATAAAGGTGGTAGATTCATCAAGCTTATCCAATCTGCTGCAACCAACCTCGCTGGTGGAACTAACGGAACTGGAACTGCTAATGAAAATGCAACAGCTCTCATTGGTACTGCAACAGCAGAACCAAAAACAGGAATGCAGGCTCTTGATGATCCAATTCTAAATGTTGGAATTGCTCTTGTCCCTGGAATTTATACTCAATCAGTTCAAGATGCACTAGTTACCCTAGCTGAGACTACTCAAAATTTCTTAGCTCTAGTTGCTCCACCCTATGCAATCGGTGGTGTACAGGAGGCTATTGATTGGAGTAACGGCAAGTCTTCAAGCTCCGCAGGCTCTAGAGCTAAGGCAATCAATAGCTCTTACGCTGCAATCTACTGGCCCCATGTAAAAGTATTCTCTGTCTTTGACGGAAAAGATCGCTGGTTCGATCCATCAATTTTCGGTGCTCGTCAAATGGCTTATACTGATGCTGTGGCTGATAGCTGGTTTGCCCCTGCTGGCTTCCGCAGAGGTCGCCTAACCAAGCCTAGCGAGACTGAAGTAAAGCTCAACCAGGGTGATCGTGATAGCCTTTACAGCGGTGGTAATGTTGTCAACCCAATCGTCAACTTCCCACAACAAGGCATCACTATCTTCGGACAGAGAACTACTCAAAGAAATCCCACTGCTCTTGATAGAATCAATGTTCGCAGACTAATGATCTATATCCGCAAGGTAATCCTGGCTGCCACACAAAGATTCGTATTCGAGCCTAACGACGAGTTTACCTGGGCACAGATCGAAGGTGTTCTTAATCCCTTCCTTGACGATATCCGCAGACGCAGAGGTATCACCGAGTTCCGTGTTGTTTGCGATGAGACAGTAAATACTCCAATCAGAGTTGATCGCAACGAACTATGGACTAAGGTTCTCATTAAGCCAACCAAGACCGCTGAGATCCTCATCTTTGAAATTAACCTGACTAACCAGTCGGCTCAGTTAGGAACCCTCTAAGGAGATAAATAATGGCATCATCTTATTACAAAAATAAATACGGAAGAAATTTCACTCCAGGCCAGGGCCTACCTACGGTTTCTACAGATTTAGACTCGGTACGGGCTTATCAGTTTGAAATTCACTTCTTTGGTCTTCCAGAAGACATTACCAACTCAACTGATTTAACTCTAGCAGCTAAAAAAGTTGGGGGTCTTGAGATGAAGAATGAAGCAATCGTTATTGATCGTGTTAACGACAAGCTTCACTACCCTGGTAAAACTACTCCTGGCGAGCTTACAGTAGACTTCGATAACCTTTACCTTCGTGAAACTGCTGCTGATCTTTACCGCTTCTTCCGTCACACTTATGATCCAATTACTGGTGAGATGACTAAGAGCGCACAGCCTGGAGGAACCGCTGGTACTACCTTCAAAGCTGATAAAGTAGAGATTGTAATGCTTGATAATACTCTAACTCCACACTCAGTTATTGAGCTATATGGCGTTTACCCAACTTCTTGGTCTGCCTCTGAGTTTAACTACTCACAGAACCAGTTCCACCAGTTGACTGTAAACTTCAAGTACGACTTCATGAATGTTTATAACTACTCAAACCCCTCCTGATAGGGTAGGTTCATAAAATTTGAAGGCTCAGTCTGACTGTATAACCAGACTGAGCCTTTTTTCGCTTATCTATAATATATCATGGATTACTTCTCAGAGTTATTAGAAAGCTACAGTAAGCTTAAAAAGAGGACATTCAAATTAACCTATATTTCTGAGCAGGAAGAGGGTGAAGCATTTTCTACTCTTCAACAAATTCTAGGTCAAGCTCCCGAGGGTGACTATCAGCCTATGCCATCGGATCAGTATCCTGCTCTTGGTTCCTTTGATTATAGAAAAAGTAAAGCAGGAGGGGTTACGGTTAGGCAAGGACAACAACAAGCCACAGTTCTTGATCCACAAGGCCAAAAAGCTAAATTAAATGCTAAAGGAAAATCTAACGAAGCTGGTGATAAGATGTGGGAGCGCCTGTATAAGGCACTTTCAGGAGAAGGGCCTGAGCCTACTGCACAAGATACTGCTGATCAGACTGTAGCAGATACGGAACAACAGCAACAAGCTGAGAGATTATCAAAGCTATCTCAGCCTGGAGGATCATTCGAGGAGCGCGGTTATGATCTAACTCAAATTATGCCAGCTTTAGATTCGATTGATAATAGTATTCGCACAGTTCAAAAATCCTGTGAACAGTATGATCCTAAAAATCAACCTAAATATTGTAAATCGCCAGGAACTTATTTAACAGGGGCTAGTAAGGCAGGGTTTGCATATAAATTATCAGCAGGTCAAGTTGTTCAAGTAGATCCAGAGACTGGAAAAAAGACAGGAGATGGCAAACTTGAGCCAGGACTACTTAATTCTATAGCACAATCACACGATGCTCTTATGGATTTCTTAGGAGGTAATGGTGATTGTGATACTATATCACAAAAAGTTGGATTCTATAAAAACAGAATGGTTATTTTTGGATCGGATACCTCAGAAGGTGTAACAATCACCCCAAACGATCTACAAAATGACGCTGTAAAAAAAATACAAGATACTTGTGGTGAAAATATAAATCTTACTGAAGTTGCAGAAGACAATCTCAATACAAATGCTATCAATGCAATTAAGGGAACATTTAATGAGCTTGTAATGCAATTAGGAGTCCGTCTTCTTGCAGCTAAAGATGAAGTATCTCGTAAAGAAGCATTCAAAGAAATTGCAGAAGAGATCAATAAGCGTAGACAATTTTTGACTGAGTATGCTCAGTCTTTGAGTGTGGAAGATGATGTAGCTCTTGGCCTTGATGAAACTTTTGAAAGAGAAGTTCTAATAGAACAGGCTGGTATTGCTCAAAATAATACAGCCCTCAAGAACTGGTTCCTGAAGGAGTTATCTTTTCAGGTGGCTTTCGTCAAGGCAGCGGGAGCAGACAATGTAGAGCCAGCGGGTAGGGATATTAAAACTGGTGGCCGCGAAGATACTAATCTGATTTATAACGATCAGGCCAGAGCAGAGGCAGCAGCCAAACAATTTGGTTCCAAAGCGATCAAGAGAGCTGATGGAACCTATTCTGTAGGCATTGGACAAAAAAGAATTCAAAAACTCAAAAAAGTCAAACTGGGAGAGATAAATTCTACTCAAAGAATGCTGGATATCTTAACTGGTGAAGCTAAAAATGATAGCAACATAGAGCCTGGATTCCAAAAAAAGATTTCAACTATGCAATTTGGCGGGGATGAGGCTAGAGAAGATGCAGCTATAGGTTATTTGAAAAATCTTGAGGCTAAAATTGAGAGAATGGTAAAGCCTCTAACACAGTATACAACTTATATTGATAGCAAAGGAAAGATCAGATCTGAGTCCCCAGAGACTCGATTAAAAGGTATAGCAGGTACTTTGAAAGGTCTAATCGGTTATAATGCTTTAAAGGAATCTGCTCTGGGAAAAGCACTATTTAGTGGCGATAAAGGATATCAAGACTTTTCAGATACAAGCACACAGCAAAGGGCTGCCGAAGTAGTAGCAAGGGAGGCCAGATTCAAGGAAATGAAGAAAGCTATTGAGTCTGGAGATCAGGCTGCTCAGGATGCGGCTGTAAAAATGGCTTTGGTTTGTGGAGCTAATGCTAACGATATGGCGCAGGTATTTACTGATGATTCGGGTGAGACTTATGTGATTCCACATAACAAAGTATTTGAAGAAGTTTGTAAAGCAAATACTGCTGGTACTTTAGATGTAAAAATTTCTGGAACAACTATGACAATGACCTCTCCTGATGGTCTTGAAATTAGTTTCAACCAAGAAGGTACTTGGGCTGGTGGAGAAAGAAGAACTAGAAGTAATACTAGAATTTCCCCTGATACTATCAAGAGACTCAATACACTCACTAAGCAGACTGCTGAGTCTACACTTCATAAATTCCTAGAGGGTCAGATGAAGCTGCTACAAGAGATTCTTAGCTCATCCAAATAGAATCTTCTTCTTTAAGTAAATCATCAAACATATAAACCCTATAGTGTATTCCTTCTTTGTGTATTTCTATGTAGTTGTTAGATTGTACTACTACATTAGAGGGGATAATAGCTAATGTTTGCTGTCTGTCTTGTTTAAATATAACCATAGGAATTTTTCCACACTTCTCTGAATCTTTTTGGCATTGGTCTATAAATTTCCAGAACTCACTACTATGATTATATAAACTATATAAGTTTTGGTTATTGTATCCTTTTTTACACTCTAGACAGTATTTAAAGTTTTGTGGTGTAATCAAGTCCCCATAAAGTTTTAGGTGATCTGGCAACGAGTGGGTAGTGGCGAACGCACCAGACCCAGGAGTTCTCGAAAATTCTGTGGTTCCCAGTCTATCATTGAGTATCTTGGCGACTTGCCGTTCAAATGATGAGCCCTTGGCTCTACTATTCACCTTCTTTTTCTTCTTCAATGCAGAAATATCGTAATTATCTTTCATAATAAGTTCTCTGTACTATAATAGACCAATGGACGCCAACACTACAAATATTAAACTTGATGTTAGCCAATGGAGAATCCGCATTGATGAGCGGAACCGTGATCGTATGAAACTACAAATTAAACTTTCTAAGGACGAGGCGACTGCCTTCAAAAACTTCGCCAGTGTATGTAAGCCAGAAGAGATCTCTGATGATGATTTCATCAAGACCGTATTTATTACGGGTATTGAAGCTCTAAATAGGCAACTTGCTGAAATGGTACAGAAGTACGCTGCCGAAAATAAAGAGGAGCTTGCTGCTTCTGGGATTACCGTCATTGAAGATGAAGACGGTGGGGTTAGGCTCGAAGAAAAAAATGACTGATGTATAAGCTAGAGTTCCTAAAAAAGGAAAATGATCTCAATAAGATCATTAAGGCAAACAAGAAGGATAAGGAAAAAATGAATATCCTTTTTGTCTCTTTGTGGGATGAGTGGTCCGAGAGATTGATTGAGTCTCTCAAAGATCGCTATGGCAAAGCTGAGAAAGGGCAACCGCTCTACATTGTGGATAGCTTTTATATGCCGCACAGTTTCGTAATCTACAATACTACGAAGCTACCCCACCTTGTACATATAAATGCTAAGGGAGCACATTCAGAGGATTATCTTCCGATGATTTACAAGACGCTTCTCCCTGAGAAGAAGAAAAATAAAGTTAGATGAGATCGTCTTTGTGGCGTTCAATATAGGTCTCAATCTTTTTAACATACTTCTTTTCTCTGGTGTATAATAGCTTTAGATTGTTGATGATAACAGTTGTAAAGTAATTAAACGCCGAGCCCTTCCTAGGTTTGAAGTTCTTCACAGTTTTCAGAACTA